GTTCATCCAGGTTTCCGCATCCATGAGATGGGAGAGCTTCACTCTCGACAGGCCGGATTTCAGCTCATAGGCGTTGATGATGCTCTCCTTGACCTCATCCAAGAGCGCCTTGGCGCGGAGCATCTCCTCGCTGTCGCCGATGGCGATGGTGCTGGGATTGTGGACCATTAGCATACTCACCGGTGACATGTACACCTCGCCGCCAGCCATGGCGACGACCGAGGCAGCGCTGGCGGCCAGGCCGTCAATCTTGACTGTGACCTGCCCGGCATAGTCCATGAGCATGTTGTAAATCTGTGCCGCCGCAAACACATCACCGCCGGGTGAGTTAATCCATACCGTGATGTTGCCCGAACCTGCCAGCAGCTCGCCTTTAAACAGCTTGGGTGTCACCTCGTCGCCCCACCAGGACTCTTCGGCGATGGGGCCGTTAAGATAGAGGGTGCGCTCATCATCGGAATTGCGCACCCAGTTCCAGAATTTCCTCATGTACTGACCTCCTTCGGGTGGTTTTGGTAAGCCGCACCCACGTCCTTAAGCTTGACCATATTACCGTTTAAAACATAGACATTCCCGCCATCCTCATCAGGGATTAGGTTCAGATCTTCAAGTTGGCGCACATCGTTTGGAGAGAAAAAGCCGTTTTGAATACCTGTAGAATAGCCATCCATTCTTTCTTTGTATGAGCCCCGCAGCAGCCCGTCTACATTGAACCGCACAAAGTAGCGGGGCTTTTCCGAAGGAAGGAGAAGGGACTGCTGCAAAGCCTGCTCCCAGCGCACCACCCACGGATCGAGGGTGTACTTGACGAATTCCAGCGACTGCTGCTCGATGTTGGAAAAGCTGGACTTCTCAAGATCGCCGACCATGTGGGGCGGCACTCTGAAAATGCGGGCAATCTCGTTGATTTGAAACTTCCTTGTTTCCAGAAACTGCGCCTGTTCCGGCGGGATGCCGATAGCCTGAAACTTCATGCCCTCTTCCAGCACCGCGATGCGCTGGGCGTTGCCGCTGCCCTGATAGACCGCATTCCAGCTTTCCCGTACCCTTTTGGGGTCCTTGACCACGCCCGGATGCTCCAGTACGCCGCCCGGATTGGCTCCGTTGGCGAAAAAGGAGGCGCCGTACTCCTCCGTCGCCATGGCCATGCCGATAGCGTTCTTGGCAATGGCGATGGGCGAGTAGCCGATCAGGCCGTCAAAGCCAAGGCCAGGGATATGCAAGACCTCGTCCCGGCGCAGCGTCAGCGTTTCGCTGTCTGGGCTGATCCGGCTTTCCTCGGCATCGCGGCGGTAGGTATAGGTCAGTTCGCCGTTTGCGCTTCTTGCCACATCCATCTTGTTTGGCAGCAGGGGATAGAGGGCCAGCACCTGACCGCGCCCGTCCCGGATGATCTGGGCGTAGGCGTTGCCCCAAAGCAGAAGATGACTCATCAGCGTTTCCCTGAACACAAACGATGTCATCTCCGGGTTTGGTTCGTTATGGAGGAGGTAGTACAGCCGGTGCCCCACAGCTTTTTCCTTGCCGCCGTCGGCTTTGTAGCGGTATATGCGCAGCGGCAGCCCGGCGATGGCTTCGGCCAGTATGCGCACGCAGGCATACACTGCCGTGGCCTGCATGGCTGTTCTTTCGTTAACGGTCTTGCCGCTGGCGGTACCACCGAACAGGAAGGAGACCCCGCTGCCTACGCGGTTTTGCGGCTTGTCACGGGAACGGAAAAAGAAGTTTTGTATCACCCCCAAGGCACATCACCTCATAATGTAGTAGTATTCTTGTAAAACATCACAATATATGGTATATTTTTATTGGCACTCAGATGGGTTGAGTGCTAATAAAAAGAAAGGAGAATTCAAATGGCTCTGAAACCGGGAAACAAAGCCCCAGCTTCCGGGCAATACGGTATAGTTGGCCCTCGCGGCGGTAAAAAAGACAAAGAAGTAACCGTTGTCAAAGGCGAGCCTATGCCGCCGACACCGAAGCCACGCCATGGGTATGTTATGAATGATCCCACTAAGAACAAGTCTGGCAAACCCTAAAAACTGAATAGCTACCGACTGAGCTGCCGATAGCGGCAGTTCTTTTTTATAAGATCAGCAGCCCTCTTCCGTCGTAAACTGAACCGCCTCCGTTGCCGTAGCCGCAGCGCAGGGCCCGGTCGAGCGCCATAATCGTCGCCACCGCACCGTCGATTCTCTCCGTGGATTTTTCTTTATCCGGCTTGATGTTTCCGGCGGGGTCAGTGCGAATGAAGATATTGTCCATCATCCAGCGCAGGACGGGATGCCCGCCGTGGGCAATTTTCTCCTCCAAGGTCAGCTTCATCAGTTCCTTGGTGGGCGGCGACATATCCTTAAAGCCCTGCCCGAAGGGAACGACGGTAAATCCTAACCCCTCAAGGTTCTGCACCATCTGCACCGCGCCCCAGCGGTCAAAGGCGATTTCGCGGATGTTGTACTTTTCGCCTAAATTTTCAATGAACCGCTCAATGAAGCCGTAATGTACCACGTTCCCCTCGGTGGTGAGGAGATGCCCCTGTTTCTCCCAAAGGTCGTACTGCACGTGGTCGCACCGCACCCGTAGGATGATATTGTTCTCCGGCATCCAAAAGAAAGGCAGGACGCTGTATTTGTCGTCCTCATCTTCCGGCGGGAACACCAGCACAAAGGCGGTAATGTCGGTAGTGGAGGAGAGGTCAAGCCCACCGTAGCAGACCCGCCCCTCAAGACTCGCCGCATCGACCGGGAAGGCGCAGGCGTCCCATTTCGCCATGGGCATCCAGCGTACTGCCTGCTTTACCCATTGGTTCAATCGCAATTGCCGGAAGCTGTTCTCCTCGGCAGGGTTTTGCTTGGCGCTTTCACAGGCGGCCTTAACCTTGTCGATGCCAACCGTAATGCCTAAACTTGGGTTCACTTTCTTCCACACCTTGGGGTCAGTCCAGTCGTCGTCTTCTTTCGCTCCGTAGATGACGGGATAGAAGGTGGGGTCTGCTTTCCTGCCTTCGAGGATATCCTTCGCCTTTTGGTGCGTCTCATAGCAGATGCTCTGGGTGTCCGTCCCGGCAGTAGTGATCAGGAAGTACAGCGGCTGCCGCCTTGCGTCGCCGGAGCCTTTGGTCATTACGTCAAAGAGCTTGCGGTTAGGTTGGGTGTGCAGCTCGTCGAACACCACGCCATGGATGTTGAAACCGTGCTTGGAGTAGGCCTCCGCGCTCAGTACCTGGTAGAAGCTGTTGGTCGGCAGGTATATCAGCCGCTTGGTGGAAGCCAAAAGCTTCACTCGCCTGGAGAGCGCCGGGCACATCCGGACCATGTCGGCGGCCACCTCGAACACGATGGAAGCCTGCTGGCGGTCAGCCGCACAGCCGTATACCTCGGCGCGTTCCTCATTGTCGCCGCAGGTGAGTAGGAGGGCGATGGCGGCTGCCAGCTCAGACTTGCCTTGTTTTTTGGGGATCTCCACATAGGCGGTGTTGAACTGCCTGCAGCCGTTGGGCTTGAGGATGCCGAAAACGTCGCGGACAATCTGCTCCTGCCAGTCGATCAGCTCAAAGGGCTTCCCCGCCCAGGCGCCTTTGGTGTGAGAGAGGGCCTCGATAAAGGATACGGCGTAATCGGCGGCGCCCTTGTCGTAGAATGCACCCTTAGACATGAAGGAGGTCGGCCTGTACTTTTTCAGTTTGCGCAAAGGGCCCGCCTCCTTTATTGGGCAAAAGAAAAAAGCCTCACGAAGAAGCCCTTTTTCCCGTTTATTACCACTGCTTGCGATTTATCCACCTATACCCCGGATCCTTATCCCCTCATTTTTGCTTATCAAAAGCTGGCTATTACCGGACAAATATACCAATGCGGCACATACTTAAATATTCTTTCATTTCAAGCATTATCTCGTCGTGAAGCTCGCTAAACGGCATGGGATTCATCTTGAATTTTTCTATGTTTTTAGCTTTGAACCCTTCAATGACGAAAAGTACCGATTCAATAGCTTTTGCTTTGTCAATGTCAGGCCTTAAATCCGAAAGATCAAGGTTATGCATAATTATTTGCATGGATCGCTCTAAGTTATCTTTCTTCATTTGGATAAGTTTTTGTTCAATATCGGGAGGAGAATCCAGAAGCAGCTTTGCCAGAAAACCATATTCCAATGGATATTTTTCATATAATGACCACTTGCGCATAGTAAGATTAATCATGCGCTCGAAGATGTTTTCCCTATCAAGAACTAACCCATCGTAAAAACTGTCCCTTAGTATTATCGT